CTCAGCCCTGTACTGCTCGACAACCGCGTTCTCCGGGCTGTCGGACACCCACAGGAACGTTCTGCCCAAACCGGGCTGGGAAAGGTCCTGTCCGTCGGTTATCACCAGACCCAGAAGCGCGTACAGATCGCTCCAGATATCGCCACTGACGAACGGTTTGCCTTCCTTCGCGGTGTTGCGGATCGCCTTGCCCTCAAAGATATACTTGATCCCGAAAAGGTCGGCGAGCGCGGTTCTGACCTCCGCGTCAGTCGGCCGGGACGTATACTTGATGAGATCGATGATCTCGCTGTTCGCCTTGAGCCGTTCGATGTTGGTCGAACTCAAAACCAGCGCGTTCGGAACGATACCGCAGTTCGCGCGCACCTTGGACTTGGCGTCTCTCACCTGCTTGACCACCTTGGTCGCGATATCCGACCACGGATTGGCCGAATGATCCGTATAGAGCGACGCGCCCGTAAAGACGCTCGTATCGAACAGTAGGTCCGCAATGCGCTTTTCCTGCGCCTGAAGCACGCGCCGGGTCGTAATCTTGCTCGTCACCAGTTCCGCGTCGAAGTCGCTGGCATACATCGCCCGCTCGGAATCATCAAGCGCGCCTTCAAGCCCGTGTTCCTGACAGTTGTACGACTTGTCCTTGGCGCTGAACCCGTCGCGGTTGTAATTGCCGCGGGTCGCGCGCTTGGTGTCCGCGTCCCGGGTAATGCTTTCCCGGGTGATTGCGGGAAACACGGACTTTTGTTTCTGCGTCCTGAAAATCGGCAGGATCTGCGTACCGATAAACTCGTTCTCCTGCTCCACGTATTCCATCACGGCAACACCCAGATCCATTCTCGGCGTCGCCCTTGTCCCCGAATATTCCACTCCCATGGTAAACCTCCTCTTGACGTTATTGTGTTAAGCCAATAAACCTTCGATGACTTCGAGATCGCTTGCCGGTGCTTCCAGCGCTTTTCCGATGATCGACCCGCTCACCGTGGCGCTGATCTTGCCGTCGTTCGCGCCGTAAAAATCTCCGCCCGCGCTGATCGCGCCGTCCGCAACCATTTTGAACGTCCTGCCGGTCGTCTTGAGATTGACCGTGACAAAATCGTTTTGAACGGCCTTGGCTGCGGTAATTCCGATGAACGCCTCACCGGCATCGGCGTATTCAACCTGCGAACCGCTTCCGGCGCTCAACTTGACCCTGCGAAACGCCTCAAGGTCTTCCCCTGCGACAAATGCTTTTGCTCCAAAATTTTCCTGTGACATCTCATGCCTCCTTATGTTTTTGAGCGGTCGCTTTCAACGCGTCGGTCATGCTTCCGCCGTGTTCCTGTTGATATTTCTTCGCCCGCTCCAGATGCGTCGTCTGCTTCTTTCCCGGCGAGTCTTCGGCATCAGGCCCCAAAGGCGGCACCGACGCTTTCTGCAGACCTTCAAGCTGTTTGTCCTGAAACTTGATCACCGCGTTCTCGAACGTGGCGCCGCTTTCCACAGTTTCAAGAGCGAGATCGCCCATGTCTTTGAAGGCTTTTGATTTCTTCAAAATCGCCACAGCCCGTTCGCGCTCTTTCTTGATCCCCTCTTCAACCCCGAGCGCGTGTACGGAGTTGTAAAGTCCTGCGTGTTCCGCCTTGAATTTTTCCAACGTGAGTTCTTCAGACATTTGCTTTTCCTCCTTTTTGTTTCTTCCATACCTGTCTAAAAACACGATCACCCTCTCAACCGCTTCCGGCTGATTGAGGAATCTATCTAAAAAGGCCGTCATTTCCGCCGACGGCCGGACGCTTTCCGAGAAGAACGGCATCCCGAAAAGACCGTTGTTCGCCGCGGGATCATCGACGATATCCACGGACAAAAGTTTCTTCACGCGGATAAAGGGCGGTAAATCCTCTCCGTCCTTTGTTTTCTCGGCGCGGAATTCCTCGTCCCAGTGAATAACCATCGAAGATCCGAACGCCTGAGGGTCGCTCTCGGCAAGGTTCATAACGTACCCGGCCAAGTCGCCGTCCGGCGTCTCATGCGCGGTCTTATCGATGTGCAGATCCGCACGGACAATATCGCCGTCGCGCCTGAAATTTTTCGCTCTTCCCAAAAACGTGCCGAGCGCGGTACTCGACATATTCGGATGCCCGAACCGCGATTTGATCCCGGCCTTTGCCTTATTGCCAAATTCAACGATTGAATCCAAAGCTATGTCATCGAACTCCCCCCTTTCGTCATGCGTGACCCCTTTGGTCACGACCGCAAATCCTTCAATAACCTCTTCCTTACGATTAACGCGCACATCGCCGCTTCTGACGACATCCGCTCTGAAATACATGTCTTTATTTGCCATCTTTCACTCCCTCGGATTCATGGATCGAAACATCAATCTCGACCGGCATTGCCATTTGCGTTTTTGCCCCCAGCAGGATCTTCTTCGATCTCTTGGCCGGTATTTTTTTGCGTGTCTTTTGTTTTGTTTGCATCCTGCACCTCTATCCCAAGTTTTTTCATCTTCTCCTGCTCGCGCTTACGCTGTTCGAAACATTCTTCCCAGTCCTTGCCGTCTTGCGCATAAAGATCCGAATAGGTCACGATGCCGTTTCTTAAGCCAACCTCCGCGGCCTGCGCTTCTTTAAGCGGATCCACCCATTCCCAACCCGGCGCAATCCACGACGCGCTCGTCCACCGTTGCCGGTTTTCATAAAACGTGTCCGCCTTAAGTTCTCGTTTGAGATATGCTTCCTCAAGAACCATCTCCCAAACCGGCTGGCAGAATTTCTGCGCCAGCCATTCCTGCCGCATCCGAAAATAACGCCGCGCTTCAAGCAGAGCCGCCCGCGCGCTGGAATAATTCGTTTTCGAAAAGTCCTTGGCAACGAGTTCATACGGCAGACCCAGCGCCGCCGAAATTGCTTTTAGGATGCGGTCGACAAACGGTTCGAAACTCGATCCCGGCCGCTGGGGATTAAACGAGGTGATGCTTTCGCCCGGCATCAAATGCTTGATCATGCCCGGCTCGAGACTTTCCACAAACTGCCCAGCCGCGTTTCTCTCGAAAGCCCCGCCTGCTGAAACATCCATGGACGCTTCCGAGGTTATAAAAAGCGAGAAACACGCGGCGATCCTCGCGGCCACGAGTTCGGCTTCCGCGTATTCCCCGAGATCCTTAAAATAAGATAAAACCGGCGCAAAGAACGGCACCCCGCGCGTCTGGCCCGAACGCAAAACGTAATAGAGATGAAACACGTTGCGCCTGCCGTATTCATTGAACGCCGGAACCTCGACAAAATCTTTTTCCGTACGCTTGGAGTAAAGGACGTCGCCGGGATGAGTTTTCCGAATAAAGTACGAAACCGCCTCTCCTCTTTCACCGATGCGCACGCCCGATCTGATTGATTTATCGCCTCTCTTTTCCGGAGGCGTATCCAGACGATCCGATTCGATGACCTGCAGAGCCGTCCGGTAAGGACGTGACGGGTCATCAATCATCATTGGAACGATCAATGCTTCGCCGTTCTCAAGAATCTGCCGGTCGACAAGCTGTTGGATTTCGTAAAAGTCCATGCGCCTGCCTGCATCCGCGAACGGTGTCCAAAGTTTCCAGACACGCTCCGCGTCTTTCTGAAATTTACCGGCCGCGGCATCTTCAATACCAAGCTGTTCCTTATCGACACGCGACTGCGGACGGATCCCAGAACCGACCACATTGACGGTCATGGTAGAAGTTATGCCTGAAGCGTGAGCATCGTTGCGGTTTAAATCGCGGCTCCGCTCACGGATATCTTTTAACTCCGGAAGAATGTCCGCGTCCGCGGATCCGCCGCCCGGGATCCATGACGACCGAAGCCGGTCGCGTGACGCGCCTTTGTAAGAACTGAATGATTTGGTGATTTTGATTGCCTCGCGGTACATGCGCCGTTTGAGACCCGCGCGGGGAGAGAAAAAAGAAATAATGCCGTCCAGACGTTCGGATAATTTTTCCGTAAGAGGCTTTTTCATGACGGCCTCCCAAATGAAACGTATGTGGTCGTTCCGCCTGAACCGGCGATCTCGCGCCTGAGCTGATCGCGCAACTTGTAGAGATCCTGAAGCGGAATGTACTGAAGGTTGCGGCCGCCGATCGAATACGACTGCACCGCGCCGCCGGTTATCCGGGCATTGATCGCGGTCTCAACGTTATCGAGCATTTCCTGCTTTGTGGGTGCGGCCATTCTTCCTCCTCGTCAACCCAATAAAAAAACCCGACTCCCCCTTGCGCAAGGAATCGGGTTTTTTACTGCTTATTGGGCGCGGCAACAGTGATCAGCTGTCCCGCAACAAACTTGTTTTCTTTAATATTACCTGAACCCAGTCTTTTAACAATGGGGTCGTTACCAAGATTTGGAATAATTCATTTTTCCTTATCGCTTTCTTCAACGCTCTTAAAACACGTTCCGCAGTCTCTACACCGGTGATATCGGATCGGAAGACGGCTTGCATAACACGTGATATTTTTGCTTTTGCATTTCGGGCATTTGACCGGGATAAACCTGACGCCGTATTCCAGACTTTCATCGTTCGGACGTCCGCGGGATTTCTCCGGAGGCCGGGAGTCCCCGCGGTTCGGAAGCCAGTTTGTTTTTCTTTCAATCCATTGCCCCATTAAATCCACGACCCTTTCGTTTTGCGAAGCCATCCTCCCCGGCCAGACTCTTCCGTGACCGGCTGATGAACCCGTGGCGCGTCCTCCTTGCGCATGTTGAGCGCCCGGATGATATCCGCGGCCGCCAGCGCGTAAACTTCCGCGTCCAGATAGTGATTTGCCGCGGCTTCTTTCTTTTTTTGCCAGACCTCCTTGGCCTTGCCGGTCGTCCTGTTGCGGATCAAGACTTTATGCTCGGAAGTGAACTGCGTCAGATAATCGTCTGCGGGATTCTTGAAGAGATGCCACTTGCCGGGATTCTGCGACGTGACCAAGCGGTTGAGTTTGTCTTTGTACTGCGTGACGTTCAAATTCCACAATACAAGGCCGCCCGGGATGACCGCACCGGTGCGGGAATTGATATCGACCTTGTTCGCGCGGTAAAACCTGCCGCCGGTAATTTCTTCAAGCCCTTTGATCGCTTTTGTTTTGTCCGCCCAACTGCGGCAGAAACGGTACACCTCATCCGTCCGAAAACCGGAATCGACGCACGACATGTAAACGCTCAAGGTTTCCGCGGAACTCGCCCTGCGGTATTCGGTCTTAAATAAACAATCGATAATATCTTCCCAGTATTCGACACGGTCGGCCCGGATGAGCCACGACTCTTCGTAATATCCCCAGCCGCGAATGACGTAATAAAAATGATCCTTCTGCACATCGACACCGGCCGTCAGCACCAAGACCTCATCCGGAACAATACCCTGATCGTAATCACGCGCCAGATTGCGCACCTTATCAACCGTTGTTTCCTCGATCTTCTCCTCCCAGACCTCGGCAAGCCACGAATTGACGAAGTTCATCAAGAGCTCAACGTAGTCTTTTGATTTCAAAAACTCGGCCGCGATATCGCTCCATGTCAGCCACGGCGAATAAAGTGAACTCACCCAGAAACCGCGGTTGCGGTTATGTTCGTCTTTCTCCGGCCTCCACTCGCCCGCCAGCATCATCTTCTGCTTATGCACATCGTCGATGCGCTTCTTGCAATGCGCGCATTCATACCACGCCAGCCGGTTGTTCTTGATCTTCTCTGCCGATGATTCTTCTTTGGGCCATTTGATCTGACCGAAAACAAAGACCTGCTTTTTACGGCAATGTGGACACGGCACATGAAACCTGCGCTGATCGGATTTGTCGTATTCGCGGAAAATATATCCTTCGCGTGTAGTGGGCGTTGAGACCTTAACCGTCTTTTTATTCCAGAAAGTTTTCTGACGCTCGGATGCCAGCTTAATAGGATCAGCTTCCCGGCCGGAAAACTTCGGGTACTTGTCGACCTCGTCCAAGAAAAGATACCGGATCGGCCGCGAAGCAAGGTCTGCCGGGCTGTTGGAACCGGCAAAATAAAGAATCATCCGGTCGAAATGATATTCAAGCTTCGTGATATCGTCCGTATTAATCGGGATGTACTTGCTCAAGACCGGTGAGCATTCGATCATCGGCCGGACGCGATTATAGGAAACACTCTTGGCGTCATCCGCGCGCGGAGAAACCATCAGTGTCGGGCCCGGATCCTGATCGATGATAAACCCGAGCATGTTGTACATTGCCTCAGTTTTTCCGACCTGCGAGGCCGCCATGACTGTGATCTCATCGACATACGGGTCCGTAAAGGCGTCCATGATCCCTTTAAGATACGGCGTGCGCGCGGTCGACCACTGCCCGGGCTCAGCCGACGTCTTAACATCGAGCCTGCGGAACTGATCCGACCACTCGCTCACCGTCATCTTGACCGGCAAGACCCACTCCGCGGCCGCGTACGGCACAACGGTTTTAAGAATTTCCCTTCCCAGCTTTATTGACATTCTGCTTCCCCGCAAATTGTTCGATGATGTATCTGATCTCCTGATCAAGAATTTCACAGATAACCTTCGGATCCTGCTGATAGAGTTTCGGCGCAATATGCTTCGGCAAACGAAGGAATCCGGCCTTGATGCCCCGGATCTGGTTTTTGACAATCGAAACGTGATCCTCGAAAGGGA